GCGCCTTGGCGATGACGAGGTGGCGCCCGACCGCGACGAGGTGGAGGTCAGCAACGGGGGCGCCGTCATCGTCGACCGTTGAGACGAACACGTAACGGTCGTCCTGTGCCCGGATCGCTATCTCACCCGGCGCTAGGGCGTCCGTAGGCGGCGCGACAACGAAAGGGGTCGTCACGCCACCACGGCTCCGCCATAGGGCGTACACGGCGACAACAGGCCCATGAACCGAGGGATAAGGCCCGGACCGAGGAGGTGCGGCGCCTCGAGCGGGTTGAGGTCGACCCCGACCATGGCTCCGCCCGGCGCCGTCCTCGATTGCCAGACTTGAACCGCGATCCCTAGGCCCGCCTCCTGGCAATTGGGCCCGGGTACGTGGGCCATTCCGTTGGTGAGCAACGGCAACACGGCGGCGTCGACGGCTAGGCAAACCGCCTCGAGGTCGGCGTCGGGAACGACAGACACGGGCACGTCGAGGGTTGTCCTCAACGTGTCTACGTCAACGAGAATCGCCACGACGCCGCCCTCGGAGGTCTAGTGGTGCGAGACGTTGGACCCGGCGACGGTGGCGACCGTGTACGGCGTCGACGCCGTGAACACGATCAACGCCGAGCCAATGTCCATATTGAGTCGGTCGGCGTAGGCGAACGCTGCGCCGTCCTCGTCGTCCGCCGTCACGAACACGCAAGGCCCGCGCCCTACGGCCATAACGAAAAACCCGGTCGTCGGGTCGGGCATGTCGACGGGCGGCAGCGTGTTGTCCGGATTCGGCGGCGGCAGCACGATCGGGTGTTCGGGCGTACCCGGCGACACGGGCGGCAGGCTGTTGTCCGGTCGGTCGCCCGAGCCCGGCAGGCTGTTGTCCGGTCGGTCACCCGAGCCCGGCAGGCTGTTGTCCGGTCGGTCGCCCGATCCCGGCAGGCTGTTGTCCGGTCGGTCGCCCGAGCCCGGCAGGCTGTTGTCCGGAGCGTCTGGCGACCCGGGCAACGTGTTGTCGGGCACGAGGGGTTCGATCGGCAGCGTGTTGTCCGGGGTGACCGGCAGGCCCTGGTCCGGGGCGTCGGGCGATCCGGGCAGACCCTGGTCCGGTGATTCGGTCATGGTCATTGTTCCTTTCGTGGCAAGGGGTTAGGGCGGAGCCCCGCGCCTCGGGTCGAGTCGAGGCGCGGGGCGTCCGGGTTAGGGCGCGACGCCCTCGGAGACCTCGGCAAACGCGGCGGCGTTGGTGACGACCGCCTTGGAACGCGCCTCCGCGAGGATCGTGAAAATATTCTTGATGAACGCGTCAGCGTGACTGTCCGTCGCATAGACGGAGACTCCGGAACGGCGGAAAAGCGTTACGCCGTCTTGGAAATCGCCAACCGTCGCGACGCCTGCCGCCTGTCCGGTGTAGGCCACCGGGCGGAGCCCCCAAAACGACTGACCGAGCGACGTTGCCGACGCGTTGGTTGTGCGGTTGAGGAGCCCGACGTCGAGGGACGCCCAATCGGCGGGGTTGAGGAGGACGACATTCGGCACAAAGCCCGCCGCCTCAACGGTTCCGATGCCCACGCGGATACCCGCGAGGAGGTCGCCCGCTCCGTCGACGGCGGGCAGCGTGGCGGCGGTGAGTGCCGCCGCGATCGAGGCGTGTTGCTTGGCGAGGACGCCTCGAGTGAGTTTGCCGTCGATGATCGAGCGGACCCGACCCTCGTCCTCGAGCGCCTGTCGGCTGATTTGCGTCCAATGGGCGATCGTGTCGAGGACGCCGTTCACGAGCGCCTCGGAGTACGTCGATTCCGGCTTGGCGGCGCCCTCTGCCACGACGGCGGAGGCGTCGGTAAACGTGCCCACCACGTAGTCGAAAGCGTTACCGGCGATCGTTTGAATGTCCGTCAGGCCAAAGAGCGGGAACCGATCGGCAGGCTCCGGGATCGTGATCCGAACCACGTCACGAGCAAGGTTCGCGAGGAGCGTGGGCGCGCGAAATTCCGCCTCGAACACTCCCGAGGTGCCGTGCCCGTGTTCGCGATAGGACCGGTACTCGTTGGCGGCAACGAATTGCGCCCCGAGGGTCGACTCGTCCTCGCGCCGCGCCGTCTGCCGTTCCTCGGCGTTGGCCCGACCGGTGTCGAGGCGCCCCACGAGGTCGGAGTAGGCGCGGTTCGCCTGCTGCGCCTCACCGAACGTGGCGAGGCGGGTATCGATCGAGGCGGCACGGGTGGAGAGTTCCGCGACCTCGGACACCTCAGCGTCGGAAAGGTCGGTGCCACGCTCCGAGGCCCGGGTCGTGTAACCCTCGATCGCCGTTGCGATCGTTTCGCGTTCCTCGATAAGGCCCGCGAGGTATTCGTTTCTGATTGGCGGCATTTCCCTAACCTCCGTCATGGATTCCGAATTGGTCTCGGGTGCCATGCGGTGCCAGGGGTGATCACTTTCGTGATCGACGCCTAACGGCGGCGGGCGGCGCGTTCGTTGTTCAACGTACCGCTATCGCAAACCCGACCACAACGGAGCGTCGGCGTCATAGCGGGGAATCACGGGCAATTGGTATTTGGTGAGGTCGACAACGCGAACGTGCGCCGCCCGCATGGCGAGAATTTCGGCGCCGTCATATGCCGCCATTGGCGCCACCGACACCTCGAGCAACCGCGCCTCGGTAATTTCCCGGACGCCGTCACGCCCTCGACGTTCCCTCGTGGCGTGGAACCCGACCGACACGGCGTCGAGGAGCCCTTGGCGGACCTCGTCGAGGACCGACTCACCCGCATGGGTCGTTGCGATCCGAAACTCCGCGAGCGGCCCTCCTGGCGCGTCGGGGTCGAGGAGCGTCGCGAGCCCGACCGCCTCGTGGTGCTGGTGCGCCCTAAACAACTTGAGTTTGCGGGCACCCGCCGCCCACTCCGACATGGTCTTAGTCAACGAGCCACGCATGAACCGTTCGCCGCCCGCGTCGGGCACTAGATAGGACGTTTCCCCATACGGCACAAGGCGCGCGGTAATGATCCGTTCCTCGATTTTCTCCGTTCGGAGTTCACAAACCGTGGTGATCGTGACCTCGGGTCGCGTCATGCCGCCGCCTCGTTTTCGTTGGTGTTTGTGGGACCGGTGATCGCAAGCGTTGGCGGCGGCGCGTCGACCGGGAGCGGGCCCAAATCCTCGAGCGCCCGGACCTCGTCGACGGTGAGCCACCCACCCGCTAGCGCGATTTGGTAGGACGCGTAACGGGTTGCCGTGTCTGCCCGGAGCAACCCGCGCATGTCGATACGGAGGTCGGTCCCTCGAGGAAACTCCGCCGACAACGCCGCCTCGATCCGGCGCGCCCATGGCAGGAGGGAAAACGTCGCGAAATGCTGTTGCCGCGACTCGATATTTGCGTACGTGTTCGACGCCGTGTCGACGCCGAGCATGTACGGCTCGAGCCCGAACGCTAGGGCAATCTGCGAAATCGTGAACGAGCCCGACTCGATCAACGCGGCGTCGACCGGCGAGAATGCGATCGGGTGGAATTCAACGGCGGAGTTGAGGACGGCGATCCCTCGTTGCCCGTCGCCGTGCGCCGCCTCCCACTTGCCCCGGAGTTCGTTCGCTTGTTCCTCGTTGAGGTTCGGATTCGTCGACTTGAGGTATCCGGCAGGAACGCCCGCCGTGAACGTCGAGGCGGTGTAGGCGTTGATTACCGAGGCCTGCCCTAGCAAACGGGCGTAACGGGTAATCAGGCCCTCGGCCACGCCGTGCGCGCTATAGGGCCCCTGCCCCGGCAACACGATCACTTGATCGTCGGGAATGCGGAGCGGTCCGCCGTCCGCGTCGTCGAGCCAAATCCCGGGTTCCTTGTTGCCGTCCCACGACTTTCGCACGGTGACGTCGAGCGGGTTGAGAATGAACAACGGCGGTTTAGGTGCGCCCTCGACGTCGCGGGACGGAACCCACACGTACGCCATGCCCGCCCATAGTTGCGAAATGATCACTTGCGACCAAAACGAAACGTTGGTCATGGGATTGACCGAGGCGTACCGGGTAATCCGGGCGTCGGGGCGGGCCAATTGCGGGTCGGTGATCCATGCTGGCGCCTCGAACATTTCGGCGCCCCGGACCTTGCGCCACGGCAGGCCCGACAGAGTGTCTGCGATCAACGAGGTGGCCCTACCGACCGGCGCTAGGCCCTCGGGTCGACCGCCGTTGTTCGGGACCGTGTAAACGATTCCGTCGCGGACGATGGTCCGGTATCCCGAGGCGCCGGAGGCTAGTAGGGCGTTGAGGTTGTCCGAGCCACGCCACCACAACCCGCCCTCGTCGGTGCCCGACACCCAACCGTCTGGCGTGTTCCGGAGGAGGTCGCCGCCGCCGTTGTCGACACGGTTTTGCCACGTGCGAACCCACGCGGACCGGTCCTCGAGGACGATTCCGCCCGAGGTATCCATTAGAAAATTGCGGGCGTGTTGAATGAGTGCCCCGTCGAGGCTTGGACTGTCCATAGCATTGCCTTGACCACCTCTACCGATCCGGTCGAACGGGCGGCGGACAAATGCGGGCCCCGATCTGTCTCAACAATCGCGGCGCCGTCCACTTGTTTGGCGAGAGTAGTCCCGCCGTCGTGAACGAGTCGACCCTCGGCTACCAATGCTTGTGTATTTGCTACGGCACCCGCCAATTCGGCCATGCCGACCTCGATTCCGGTAACGGGTAATCCCTCGAGCGGCAATTGCCCTCGGAGACCAACGGAAACGAGGAGCGTCCCGCCGACCTCAACCAAAGGCGCCAACAACCAATCGGTGAGCGCCAGGAGGCGGGGCGACTGTCGGGACCAGACCCGCACGACGCCGTCGCCGTCGAGGTAGGCCAACGCTGCGCCGTACCCGGACCCGTCCCGGGCCACCTCGAGGGCGCCGTACAAAGGCGCGTGAGGGACGAACGGGCCCGAGGTGGCACAACGGGCCCACGCCTCGACGTCGACGAGCCTCCGGCGCGACACGGCAGGCCAGACGTTGAGCCATTGGGTTCGGAACGATTGTTCGTCGACGGATTTGTCGAGGCGGTCCCGCACGAACGCCTCGCGCTTAGGGGTCCAATACGGCGACGCCTCGCGCCACGCCTCGGGGTCGTCGCTCCGGAGTTCGGGGCGCGCCGACCACTCGAGGAGGAGGCCCGCTCGAGGGTTGTCGGTGCCGACCTCGACGAGGAGCGCCGCACGGTTGACGGGAACCAACCTCGTGGCGGCGACGTGCGCCGTTGAGACAATCCATAGTTGCGCCGACTCGGGTTCGGCTAGTGCTGGCGCCATTCCGTCGTCGACGGTGTCGGGGTTGATCGCCCACGCCTCGTCGCATACGGCCATGGTCAAGGTAAAGCCGAACCCGCCCGACGCCGCCGACCTCACGAGCCAACGTCCGCCCGTCGCGGTGTTTTCTACCTCTTGTTCGCCGTTGGCCCGACGCGTTCGCCAACCCTCGG